TCTCCTTATGGTAGCTTTGAGTGGAGTGCTTGTAATGGAGATCCTGCTACAACAGTATCACTAAGTGCTGTGCTTAATGTAGGTGCTATCTCAGGCGCACCAGCTTTGGTATGGTCAATTGAACAAGTAAGTGGAAGTGATGACATCACTAACATTTCTCTGGCAGTTGATTCAGCCACCGGAGATGTTACTTTTGACCCAACAACTGATGGTGTTTATGTTGCGACCATTACCGTAACCAATGACTTTGGATGCGTATTTGGTCAGCAGCAGGTAACTATTACAGTAACTACATGTCCGTAATTAAGTAATCATGGAGGAGTTAATCGGGATACTACTATCAAAGTTGCTCGACCGTAAGATTCGGGAAGGCAGGCACGACTACATTGAGGAAGCTCGTGAGAAAGCCGAGGAATTGGAGTATCACTTTGAGAACGAGTATCCCGAAAAACTCTTGCACACTCAGCATCCGAGTGAAGAACCCTGGATGAAGGAGTATAGAAGGAGGAGATGGCAAGCACCTACCACCACTGCTACCGGAAGGGTTTACACCTTCCTGCAAAAGATTCAGCAGGCTGATGACTTTAAGATAACCTTTGAATCAGACTTCCAGAAGACAGGCATAGCAGAGCGCATAGGCTTGCAGAATAACACGCTGAAGTATTATGTAGAGGATGAGTTGCCAAAGACCAGCAGCCTTGAGAAGTGGCTGTTTAATGTGTTTCTCAAGACTTACCTGATGGATTCAAATGCTGTGGTAGTTACACTGCCTGACTATGAGGACTTCATCAAAGACCCAGCAAGCACTACCACACTTGACTGGACTAGACCTTATCCTCAAATCATCGAATCAGAAGACCTAATCTGGGAGGATGAGGATTTTGTCATTACTAAGGTTGATGATTATGTGGACATCAATCGTAAGAAGTGGGATCAGTTCCTCTGCATAACCACTCAGGGCTTAATGCTGTTCAGGCAGGTCAATAGCTATACCTATGACCAGCCATTCCAGGTATTCATTTTGCCCTATGAATTTGGCTATCTGCCTGCTTGTAAAGTGGGCAATATCATCTATGAGGAAGAAGATGGTAAATTGGTCTATGATTCGGTGCTTGCTCCTTGCTTGCCAGCCTGGAATGAAGTGCTGTTTAGGACTGATGACCTTAACATATTATGGGCAACACATGCCCTGCCACAGAAGTGGGCATTAAAAATGAGTCCGTGCAAAACCTGCAACGGTACTGGCATTCGGACAAACAGAAAGGAGGAGAAGGTAAGCTGTAATGACTGCTCAGGCTCAGGCAGAGCATCAAGCTCACCATTCGGCCTAATGGAAATCAACATTGACCGTGTAAGTGCGGTTAATCCTACTCCATTAGTGCCTCCAGTGCCTCCGGCTGGCTACATCGAGAGGCCAACAGAGACAGTTAAGCTATTCCAGGAGGACATCTTGCAGAAGGAATTTCAAGGCTTCAAGGCAATTGGTCTTGAATTGCTCAGCCAGATTCCGGCAGCTCAGTCTGGCATTGCCAAAGAGTATGACCGAAAGGAGCTAAACACCTTCTGCTTCTCGGTTACAGTACATCTGGCTCAGGTTTATCGCAAGGTGTGCTTTTACATCATGCTTCAGAGGTATAATGCACTTTTTGCATCGTCCTTAATGGACAGCGATAAGATACAGGCAGCACTTCCACAGATTACCGTGCCTACTGACTATGATATTATGACTGCCGACATGGTAGCAGAGCAACTTAAGAAGGCAGTGGATAGCAAGTTCAATCCATTGATTACTGCCGGAATTGAGATGGATTACGTTGAGAAGCTGTACGGAGATAATAGCATTCAGAAGACGTATCTAAAGCTCCTAAGCAGCCTTGATCCATTGCCATTTAAGACAACAGATGAAAAGACAGTGCTGCTATCTAGCAATGGATGCTCGCAGCTTGACTACATACTAAGTGCTAACCTTGCAGCATTTATCACTCAAAAAGTGGAAGAGGATGCGACATGGTATGATAAACCTTTCAATGTGCAGAGGGCAGAGGTTTATGCTATGGCAGCAGAGAAGCAGGCGCAAATTAGGCAATCACTTGTGCCAATAATGCCTGAAGGCTTATGATATGGCTAAAACTCCTGAGCAACTAATCAAGCAGATTCAGGAATTACAGCTGGCTATCGAAAGCCGGATGGATGAGGCATTACCCAGAGTGTTTAGCAAGCTATCTGACCAGGTTATTGACCTTGCCTCTGAATTATCACTTGATCCAAAGGATAGAGCCAAAACATTAAAGGAGCTAATCAAGCTCAAGAAAGATATTGCTGACACTATTGTTACTAATGCTCCTTACCAGGTACAAGTTGCGGAAGTCATCAAGGGCTTCGAGATGCTATCGGAGTTGAGCAATGAGTACATCACGCTGGCAATAGGTGATTTTCCTGAGAAGAAGGCACTCTATAAGGCAATTCTGGAAAGCAACATAGCCACCACTAAAGATGCTCTGCTAGGAGCTGGCATCCGGGAGAACTTTGGTACAGCTATTCAGGAAGTCCTAAAGGATAATATCTCCGGCATAGGCACTCGGTCTGAGCTTAACAAGACACTTCGTAAGTTTATCGAAGGCACACCGGAGGAATCAGCTTTCCTTAATCGCTATATCAAGCAGACTACCAATGATGCTGTAATGACTTTTAATTCTGAATACATCCAGACCATTGCGGAGGACTTAGGAGTTGAATATTACCTATATGCTGGCACTGTCATAAGTGATTCCAGAGCGTTCTGTGTGTCTAGGTCTGGAAGATACTTCACTACTGACCAGGTTAAGTCCTGGGCGAATCTTAAAGGCTGGTCTGGGCGCATGTCAGGCACTAACAGCAGCACAATCTTTATCTACCGTGGTGGCTACAATTGTCGGCATCAGCTATGGCCTGTGAGCAAGGAGCAGTATGAGCAAGCTCAGGAGAGGGGCAGAGCAGGACTGCGATAATTTCACCCTACCTTTTCACCCTACTTATTGTCCCTATAAGCTAAAAGTAGGGAGATAGGCTTTAGGTGTTTCTGCTCTATGACATTGCGGAGGCCATGCCCTAAGTTCTGCCTAACCATTACAGCAGCCATGCTTTGTCTCCGGATGTAGCCTTGCAGAATAACCTCAGCTGCTTCTTCCATTGCCCAACATAGGATGTAGATGTCAGCATTTAGCTCATCATTCAGATTGAACACTAATCGGCCTGTCTTATACTTAGTGGTCTTGACATCAATATTGTACTCATCCATCATGAGGTCAGTGCCTCCATCACCTTCCAGACCACAGCTCATATCCATTGGAATTTTTAAGGCCTTAGAAACTGCATATTCACCCATGACACCGAGCATGTCAGCTGTCTGCTGGTCATTGCCCCAGTGCTTCTTATAGCGGTCAGGGTTGGCCTGATCCTTTAAGAAGTGCCTGCCTTTTGCCAGCACTCGGAGCAGCTCCATTTCTCGTTCTGTAAATGTTATCTTCAAGGCTCATAACGGATTACAATATTAAATCAATAAAACCGATATTTGAGCATGAAAAAGGCGAAAACAGGAAGCACTCCGGCTGCTAAGATTAGTTTCGGTAAGCGCAGAGAAGGCAAGCACCGAAAGGGAAGGAGGCCAAAGGAGGGCAGGCAAAAGAGATACAGAGGACAAGGCAGGTAATTACATTGTATTCACATGGCTGAAAAGAAGTTTAAGACTAAAGTAGGAGGCAAGACTGTTAAGTTTGGTGCTAAGGGCTACTCCATTGCGCCTGGCACACCGAAAGGTGATGCTTACTGTGCGAGGTCTTCTGGGATACCTAAATGTAAGGGCAAAAAACCTTGCCCTAATGATTTATCCAGAAAAGCATGGGGCTGTGTTGGCAAGAAATCAGTAAAGTCAGCAGCAAAAAAATTTAAAAGAGTTTGAGAAATATTTGCACTTAATTTGCAAAAGGTTTTCATTTGCATAATTCGATACAGTATTACTAGGTTAAAGGAGCAGGCCAATGGTCGGCTCTTTTTTTTTGCCTGACTTGTTGTAATTTTACAACATGCAACAGCCACTCAAGCATTTTAAGGTATCCGAGTTTGATTCTCCTGATGCGCCTGGTTCGGGCAGCAATATGAAGCCGGAGTTTCTGCAACGTCTGGACAATGCCAGAGCATTTGCCGGAGTGCCATTCAAGGTGAACTCAGGCTACCGAACTGCTGCTCATAATGCTAAGGTTGGAGGTGTTGCTGATAGTTCACATTGCCAGGGATGGGCAGCTGACATTGCAGCTACCTCCGGTACATCTAAGTTTACCATAGTGAATGCCCTGCTTAAAGCTGGCTTCACTCGCATAGGGATAGCAAGCTCATTCGTGCATGTAGATTGCGACCCTACAAAGCCTGCCCAGGTGATCTGGACATACTAAAATGACACATGAACTAAAGCTGGAGTTAGTAAAATTTATACATGATACTCCTGCCTATGGAGCTATCATACTAACTAAAATGGCTAATCCTGATCCACAATTCTACAACATTGGCGAAGAATGGCTCTACCATCATGGTTGGTCGCTCATTCTGTTTTATCGCTTGTACAGGGTTGTGCTTGACATTCATCGTGAATTAAAGTCAAATACTGTTGCCCACAATGAGGCAGGTGAGCTTGTTGAGATGAGTAAGTACCAGCAGTTATTTCTGCAAATAAAAAAGCTACTGAAATGACAGTTAATAAAGACACATTTATTCTCTTTATCGT